GTAAAAAGAGAGTTTGTTATGTTTTTTCTATTAGAATATGTCTTCTTCGACGTACTCTAGTGCCCTGGGATTAGGCGCTGGAGCAAAGACTTCTATGTCATCGTCGTCGCCGTACACTCTTTCTTCTATTCCTTCTATCAGCATATTCAATTTGTCCAAGAACCACCCGTCACTGTCATTCTCTTCGGTGGTGTCAAGTATGATGCTGATTAAGAAGATGATTAGAGATTTCTCGTTGGCATTGGCTTCTCTTAGCAGCCTTTTTAACATTCTCATATAGTGCTTGTAAGAATTCTTTGAAAGCTTCACATTTCCGTTAAATATATAGTAACAGTTCTCCCCGAAAATGGCCTTCATCTCTGCCACCACAACGCTATCCTCCAATATGCCTTGAAATCCTGGTAGGTACACTTTTTTTGAAGTGCGCCTAGGTAAAACTGGTGCAGTGAGTTTTAGCACGTCCTCATAACTTTTCAAGTAGTGAGACAACATCTTCCCTATATCAAAACTTTCTGGGAACAAGTGACTTATCACTGAGGAGTTGAAGATCCCCATGTCTTTGAGAACTGCCGTGGCCTCTTCTTTGGATTTCAGCGACCTTGGCAAGTATGTGACTTTTTCCGGGTCTGCCACAGATTCTATGTCCACCAAAGATTTTGAGCTAATCTGCTTGATTTTAGTAACTTCTGGTCTAGGGATCGAAGAGTTCCCAGGGAACGAGCTCACATAGTACTCCACATCTCCTACATTTAGCTTGTAGAAGTCGCCTGGGCCGAACCAAGGGTAGCATACGTATTCGACTGGATTAAAAATGGTTATTGAGCTGAAATCACTCTGCGCCACTTCTTCCGCATAGCCTTTCACATCTTTTTTTGTGTACAGGAACACCCTGGATTCGTCCTCCTCCTCATCAAACGGTCGCTCAACTTTGGTCGCGTCAATCTCATCTTCTTCGACGTATCCACCTTCAGCATCGACATCCATCAAGTCTAAGGCTTCTTCACCCTCATAGATGACTGGGTCCCCTGTTCTGTAATCACCGAAAGCTAATTGTTCAGGGTTGTATTTATCCCTCTTGAGGTTGGAGCGTGCCAAAGCATAATGTCTGTATCTTGGGTTTGAATCTTGATCCACAAAAAAGCTGTACAAGTCCTCTTTTAGCCTGACTACCATACCTTCTATCATGCTGAGCAGGTTGCTGTATAGACTACTATGTATCGTCATGGAGGAGAGCAGTACATTTTTTGACACCACTCCCCAGAACCGATTCGGGTCGTCCGCTTTACTTCTAATAAGCGCCCTTGCAACCAACACGCTGAAGTAGCTTAGCTGAATTTTGCTACTAGTAGCATAGAACTTTGCGAGCGTCCACCAAGACTTCCTGGAACCGCTGTACTGCATTTTAGTGTTTGTCTCTGGGTATGCCGACATTGCCTCACTAATTGCGTCAAGGCAGCTTGAAAATACGTCACTTAGTACTTCCTTCGGTGTTGACATGACGCTACCTGCAAGCATGGCCTCGAAAACATGTTTGTGCAACACAACTGCTGTCCCTAGTGCTTCTAAACCTAGCTTATTTTTCACTCTGACCATCATCTCCTTCTCCCAGCTTGTGATCGGAACTTTGTTCAAAACTTTCTCAAATGCTGATTTCTCTGCAGCTGTAAGCCGAGCATAGTTCACCTTTTCAAACATGTCCAGTACGGGGACGCCTTCCACTGAGTCATACTCTATGACGCCTTTGTTGAAGTACACGTGGTTGTAACTGCTTCTATAACGAGTTTCTCCCTTTTCGTCAGACAAGGCTAGGGCTCTTGTAAACGACCCAGGCTGACCGAGCAGACCATTCCTTCTGTACTTGTCAGGGGCTCCGCTAACATGCCTATCATCATTTAACAGCAACTTGTAAGTCTTTGAAGATAAGAAATTGCTTATCAACAAATCTTCGGGGATACTCAAATCAGATTTATAGATGTGTCTCTTTATAGAAGCAAGTGAGTGTGTGTCATAGAATAGTTTGTTGATGTCAGAAATGGAGTAGATCTTAAAGTCTAATGGCCTATTATTCATATAAAACTTGTCGCCTCTCCTGTGCACTGAAGGGATCTCGACATCTCTGATTTTCACCCCACTGTTCATAAGCACAACAGCCCTTGACATCAGAGGAGGGAAGTAGACTGTCTGAAAGTCGTTGAATGCCAGTTTGGGGACTGAGAAGCCTGTGTGGCCGTAAGCTATTTCAGACATCTTTATCCCTCTAGAATTGCAGAATATCTTGTACAAACCATACAGGTGAGAGAGGTTGTCCTGTGTAGGGACTTCCCACTCAGTCACTGCCACTCCTTCGACATCTGTACTTGTAACCCTACCAAAGTTTGTGTACAAAGTAAAGTCTGCGTTAGCATACCACACATTCTTGCCTCTACGTTGTCTCTTATGGTAGTCTACGAAAGCCAGTCTGGTGGTGAAGTCCTTATTCTCGTCCTGCTGCAACGCGTCGTTGAACTGTTTTAAAGATCTGGAAGCATAAGGATGGGAGTTGCATATTGGGCATTTCCTCAGAGACTCTTGTGCCTCCTCCAAATCCATCTCTCCTTTCTCCATTAATTTAACCAGTAGGTAAAAATGCTTTAAATCGTCAAAGCTTTTCGCTTCCAAATTAAATTCCGCAGGTGTGTACAACTGCGGCCTCCTCTTCGAAATGAAGTATCTCCTGGTAGTGTAGACTAAAGAATAAGTGAAAAACCTAGCAGGCGTGTCTATGTTCACCGAGGAAGGCATAAAGAGATAGCCACTTCTAGACTTTTCTTCCTTCTCAGAGGGCTTATATAATTTTAAGAAGTTCACCTTTTCTTCTAGGGTCCCCGGCAGCGACGCCATTAAGTAATCTCTGAGGCTGTCGAATTTATCAGGATTCTGCAGTATACTTGCTATTTTGGCATTCTTCTCTATAGCTGAGAGATAGAGTAGGTTCTCTTGGCTAATTTTCATATCAAACATCTCAACAGTGTTGTAGATAACAGGCTTACAGCTTTTCCCGCTTGCAACTGTAAAGTCGGCCATCTCGAATTTCATGCCCTCAGTCTGCGAGAAGTAAGACGTGTAGTTATTGATGGGGTAGTTCGCAGTGTCGACGGTTTTCATCTTTCCTGTAAGGTACGCCGTCAGGTATAGGGAGACAAAATCGGACATAGGCACTGCAGTATCATCAGGCAACAGTATATGCTGCTTGTAGAACATAGTGGCCAAAGTGATCTGGTCAGTGTCAAACCCAGTCAAGGAAAAAACATACTTCTTGTCGAAAGTCTTGTGTATGTGTTTACTGTAGCTCACTAATGTGCCTCTTAAAGGCAGAGTAGAAAAGGCGGAAAGCAAGTCTTTTTCATCGGACTCTAAGTTTGGCCTTTTCTCATACATCTTAAAGTAAGGAGTTCGATACCTCGCATTGCTTGCTGCTCCTAGCAAATAGTCTCCGATGACTGCTATGTACGCGGCGATGCGGTTTCCTCTAGTTTCGGCATCTTCTGTGAGGTCGAGCAAACACTCCTGTGCTGTATTTCCCACCATTATCATATGTATAGGATGGAAATTGGGAACACCTCCGAAAGCTAAAGGCACTTTCGACAACTGACTCACTCTGGGAAGATGATAGGCTTTCCTGAGCAGCTCAGACGATGCCAGAAGAAGTGAGTAACACTGCAGGTGACTTCCCCCGTTATTGTACAAGTCTACTACTTTACCACAAACGGCAGTGATGTCATCGTACCACCCTCCGCCTTTGAAATCCAGAGAGATGTTCGACAAAAACTTGTGGGTCATTGGGATATACTTTTGGTCGCAGTACATGATAGATATCATTTCAAAACTTCGTTCCGACAAGCAGCACTTTTTTCTAGACATCAAATGATTCAGAGATCTTTGAAATTTTTCATAGTGCGAGTACACCGTCAGGCACTTCCGCGTGCTCTTGGCTGTGATAACGCCCCCGCTATCGTCACTGTGAGCCAGAAAGTTTACAGTGGCCTGTTCTTTGGAGAGTATTATGTCATTAAAAAACAGTTGCGAAGCAGCGTGCATGATGGAAGAGAGGTAGTTAAATATCCCCATCATGAAACTATAAGGCATTACTAGTTCGTAATCCCCGTCATCCCTTTTGACCAGCATGGACTCCACGTCGGCGTAGCCTTCGTTAAGCATGAGGTTCAAGACGTAACTCGATTGAATTCTCACTCTCTTTTTAAACATCAGGGACCAGAATTTAAAAAAGAAGTCAGTGAAAGATCTAGGCAGGTGTCTAGACATCCCTTTCACGAAATAATAATACTTCCACAGGTTTGACCTCGGTGCCCACTTTCTGCAGTCCATGGTACAGTAAAGCTTAGAACCACTATCGGATGAATGTTCAAACATTTTGTAATGAATAAATCGAGGGCGTGAGTTGCTCGGCTTGTGGATGAGTTCATTCGGTACAAATTTACAGAGATACCCAAAGAATTTTTCGATAGGATTTTGGAGTATCTTAGTCTCGTCAGACATGACGTAAATCTCTCGGGAATCCTTATACTGTCTTTTGTCTTTCATGTCAAACTCCAGCTTCACATTTTTCAAGCTTCCTATCTTCTGGAGGAAAGTTATCTCTTTTTCGGCGGAGATACTGTTAAAGTCCTTGGGGGTTGTAGGAAACTCTTGCAAAAATTTCTCAAGATCGATATCAAGGTTGTCATAAATCACTTCATTCCCCTTCTTTCCCCAGAAATAACCTTTTGCACTCCGCATGCCTTTACTTGACGCCACCTCAGTATAAGATCTCTCTAAGATGGAGTTAAACTTTTCTTGCATCTCTGAGTAAGGGCAGGACGAAGATATATAAGAACCCAGAAAATCTCCCACTATGTAGCTCGCTTTGGGGTCAAAGTTGAAGTCATTCTCCTCCAGCTTTCGGTAGTAGTCGTCCTGTACTTCAACAGCAGTTTTCTCTAGCCCGACAGCAGGATCCAGACTGCCGACATGATCCAGGTAGTACCTGTGCGTGTCGATCAGGGATTTCAAATTTTTCATATGCTCGTTATGAGGATTGAATGGAGCCTTTGCCATAAACATCACTTCTTCGAATCTTTCTGCCATAAGGTCAAAGTTGGCAACAGTGTTGTCCCAAATAAGGTCATACAATAGCTTCTCCTTGGCGTTGTCGTAAATCTTTGTATAGTTTAGAGCAAAGGATCTTTGTAGCATAAACGTGAGGCTGTCCGTATCTAAGATGGGCATGGATTCTACTAGAGTCAATAGTTCGGAATGGGTACCCAGGGCATTTAAGTAGATGTATCTGAGGGTAGACAACCAGACTTCGAGCCTTCTTTTTTGAGAGAAGAGCATTAGAACCTTCACTGACACAAACTTGAGATGTTCTTCCTGACTAAGCCCAGACTCCAGCTGAGAGGACACGCAATAAGACAGGAAAGAGTGGTACAACTCGACACCTTTTTTCAAGTAATCGAATCTCAACATTCGCCAGGGCGTGAGTATATAGCACTGTCCTCTGTAGGAGATGCCTTTGAAAGAGGTCCCTTCGTAAAGCTTCATCTGAGTCTCGGTCACAGGATGCAGCAATCGAAAAAACCTACTCGTCTTGACTCTTCTGATTGTCTTACCTCCCTTCACTACAAGTAGAGTCCCCTTACCGCCCAAGTTGTCGTACATGAAGTCGTCCTTATTCAGCTTAATGTTAGAGTAGAACATTAAAGAGTGTGAGAACTGCGAAATTAGGAGAAGAGAGTGTGCCAGTCTTGTAGTTTTCAATACATTCATAGGTTCGTTCAGCACTTCTCTCATCCCCTCACACAAACCGGCTAGCCCTTTCCCTACTGGCTCCGTATCACTGTAGACATCGTCTTGGGTAGGAGATTCCGTGGGTGTGAAAATCTCTGAGAGGAAGCTCCTGTAAGTGTCCAAAACATTGTTATAATCCAAGCCTTGAACCTCTCGATGCACATTCTTTGTTTTCGAAAAATGTTCCTTCTCTTTATCCCACCTAGAGTTCACCTTTAGGTTGATCTTGAGCCTATTTTGGTAAGCAGTTCTTGTAGACTCCTTGACCAGTTTCCCTAGCTGTGATCTGACACCCCTAAACTCTATCATCTCTCGAGCTTCATCATTGTTCTCAGCCATCAAAGCTTTCATGGGCATGCTATTGTACTTTTTGTAGTTTTTCATAGTGGCTCTGAGCTCCCGGTATTTTTTAGAGACTGTTCGTTCGAAGTTTAGCAGTTCATCATAATTGATGTCCCGCTCAATTACAGTCTTCCTGGGGATGTCACAGCCTTCCGCACGCCTCAAGATGATGTCGGTCAGCGGCTCGTTGAAGTCAGACGGTCCTTCGAATTTGCCTCTGGTAACTATGTCTGTAACAGGGAAGATGAAAGGTGACTTCTGCACTGCGATCGGCTTCAACTTTTCCTTTAAGGCAGCCAAAGATTTCATGTAAACACTGGAGACAGCTCTTGAGTCCCTATCAAGAGGGGAGTCCACTAATGTCTTCATAGGGTAACGGTGCAGCGACAAGATCATTCTCTCTTCATAGGATCTGGTGTCGACTACGACCTCAGAATCCTGCTTGCGATCGCCTTCATCCAAGTCTATCTCTTCATCGGCGGCGTACATGTCAAACACAGAGGCCTCATTGTATACGTCATCAGTCACTACACAATAGTCCATTAAGCGAGAGCTGCCACTGTCAAGAAGGTCTACCAATTCAGAACGCGCTACACCTTCTGGATGCTCGTCCAAGTAAACGTTTCTAGTGACAAAGTTCACTTTGATGATGTAAGACGTGTCTAGAGTTCTGACTCTGAGGCTGTGAGACAATTTTCTCAAAGAGGCAGTGATCAAGGATCTAACTCTCTGCGCTTTGTAGCTCTTCTTCCCCATCAGCTGACTGCGTGTGGTGAAAGGCTCAGGGGCTTCTATAACAGTCACGTCTATCTCAGGCACTATCTCGTCAACATTCATGGAAAGGACCTCCGGGGCGAAGTCTGAAAGGTGTGCAGTCATTTGCTTAATGGTGTTGAGCATGTCGGCCATCTCTTCCCTGAGCTCGCCTCTGATCTCAATATTGTGCTTCTCGGAGATTGTAGACAGAACTGAGCAGGCCTCGTCCACAGGCGTGTCCAGAGTCAGATAGACATAGTAAGAGCTTAGAGGAACAAAGGAACTAGAGCATTCCTTGTCGTACTTTGTGAAGAAGTCTTTAGTCTTCATGACCGTGTTGTACCTCCCGGATATAGTGAATTCGATCAGGAACCCACCTTCGTCCGTAGCATACAGGTAGTCAGGAGTTCTGTTTGAGTCGACACCGAGGACAGGAAAAGAGTAAAAGGGCCTCTCTTGGTAGGATTCCAAACCCAGTAGCGTGAGGGCGGTGGTCTTGAGGTAGTTGTGTCTCAGCTTGTAGTACAACTTGGAGTCTAAGTTCGTAATCCTTTTGCTAGACGCTTTGAGTTTCGTCAAAGCCTTCACGTAGGAGACGAAGTAGTTGGTAGTGACATCCTCACGGTACCATCGGCTTTTTTCCTCAACGAACGGGCTCTCAGACATATTCAACTCTTATTTACAGATCGTAAGAGCGTCGG